CTATGGAACAATTGCAAGCCGAGGAAGGTGGTGAAGAAGCCCAAGCCCCATCAGACATGGTGGGTATCCAAGCTATGCAAAAGACATATGTTCCACCATCACAAAGGAAATTTAAAGGGCGGACAGGTGGGGTTACCCCTGACTGGTCGGACAAACACCCTGATGAAGAGAGAGATATTGATGAGTATGCTGAAGCTAGAGCTAATAAAAACGAATTAACCCTGTCAAAGACGTGGGTACAGTCGTTGAATGAAAAAGGTTTTGCTGCTCCGATAATAAAACAAGTATCTCCAGACTTGAGTCAGATGTGGTTTTCGGAAAATAACGTCGAGTATATAGCAAACCTTTCGGCTACAGGCGTAACAACTATTGAAAAAGCAACTTTCGGAGACCCGACAAGATTCAGTAGAAATAAACAAGAAGGACCAAAGGCAACAGAACCAACCGAATTTGATATAGAAGATGAATAAGTCTTGGATTACAAACCCCAGAGGGCAGAACGACTCATATAAAAAAGCCGCTAAAAAAGATTTGCAGAAGCAAAAATCTGATGAAATAAAACACGACTTATTGTTACCACGAGGTGAGACTAAGGTTTTGCGAGCCACCGATATGGAAGATGGTCCAAGTTATGACAGAGGTTTGTTTGTAAAATTATTAGATGATGGTGGGTACGAAGTCGCTTATTGGTATAATACATTAAATGAAATATATCCTATTGAAATATTAGTGGATGGTGAATCAGTGAAAAAAGATGCAAAAAAAGTAACATTTAAATTTCATCCTGAATTAGAAAAACTACTGAAGGAAAACGGTGGTGGTGGCGGAGCCGCTACTTCGGGGTCATTTGGCGGTGGTGCAGGGACGGTATTTACGTCTCAAGACTCAGGAGTGTTTACTCCTAGCTACGGCGGTAGGTCAGAACGTAAAAAAAGATGGAATAAAACCCGTAAAGGCAAAAAACGAAGTGGTATTGAAAGACTAGGGTTGTTTATAACTGACCAGTCTCCAGAAAGAAAAATGCAGAAAGAACTTACTTCATCAACAGTTGACCTAATAAAGTGGGTTCAAGATGAACTTAAAAAAGATGATATAAAGTTTCGACAGCAAACATCATCTACTTCTATCAATGACCAGACTAAACAAACTGACGGACTTAGGAATCCTGTGTTATATGATGCAGAGCCAGATAAAGAAGCAGATGTGACTCAAAAAGATTTAGAAGATAGAATTAGAAGTTTAGATGATTCAGAAAACATAAAGAATAATAAGGCTGATGAAAAGGGGGATGCAGGGCAAGTAGCTCCTGCAGGGCTAAGTGTTCAATTATCATATGGTTCGGGGACAGAAACAGGACCAACAGTTGCGGGGGGTTATAGAGACCTAGACGCTGGTAAAATAGATGCTGAAGAAGAAGACGACAAAGATAGCCCCTTTGTTTAAATGAAATTATATGATAGAATGTGTACTAAGTGTCAAGGACATATGTACATAAACGAAGATAAAGATTTACAATGTCTTACTTGCGGTAAGATATTGGTAGTAAAGGTAAGGAGGAACTATGATTCCAGAACAGGCAAAATCAGAGATAATAAGAAGAAGGGCTCTAGGAGCTACGTGGACAGCGATAGTAAACTGGATGAACGAGGAGTATGGTACCGAAACCCATCGAACAACAATTCAACGTTGGCACGACAGCGAGGTAGAGGGGGTTCAGGTAGAGCAGGTCTTACATCCCGAAGATAGTTTAGCTGAAAGGATAAAGCTTGATAAAAAGGTTGCTACCCAAAAAGGTGAAGCATCTTTCTATAAGAAACTATATTTAAAGTCTTTAAAAGATAATACTAAACAAGACCTTATTGTTGAAACTATACAAGAATTTACTAAATCTTTTCCTTCGGTTCCTTTAAAACACATTGAAAAAACCGACAAAACTCCATTTGGGCATCAAGCACAAATTATGGTTACTCCATTATCTGATACCCATATAGGTGAACATGTATTTAAGGACCAAATGCGTGGTTTGAACGAATACAACTTCGATGTATTTAATAAACGTATGTATGGTTGGGCTAACCAAATATTGAAACACGCTTCTTATAGGAGACAAATAGCCCCAGTAGACGAACTAATTATACCTATGTTAGGTGATATGATTAGTGGAGATATACACGAAGAGTTAGCAAGGTCTAATATGGCTAACTGTATGGAGCAAATGATTAGAGGAGCTAGTATTATTGGACAAGCTCTAATGTATTTAGCCCCACATTTTACAAAAATTAAAGTCCCATGTGTAGTTGGTAATCATGGTAGGATGACTAGAAAACCTCCTATGAAAGACAAGTATATGGATTGGGATTACATGCTATATCAATGGGTTGCGTCATTCTGTAAGAACCAAGAAAACATAGAGTTCCACATTCCTCAAAGTTTCATGACTACATTTAAAGTACATGATAAGGTAGTTCTTATTACTCACGGAGATTGTATATCAGGAGCTGGAAGTAGTGGGGCAATATTAAACTCAATAACTAAACTAAGAAGTGTATTTCAATTTAGGAAGAATTTACAGCGTGAGATAGAAGGTGCTCTTGATGAAGACTTAGAGCAGGAGTTTGATAGTGTGATGATAGGGCACTTCCATAGGATTGATGAGCTAGACATAGGTACAGGAGAGTTACACATATGTGGAACCATGAAAGGTCCAGATGAGTTTGCTCTTCAACGATTACAAGCGGCTACTAAACCCAAACAAATAGTTACTTATTGGCACCCGCAGTATGGATATGTGGGTAGAGATGTTATTTATTTGAATCGCTATGATTCTAGTAAACGTACGTTTATAGATAAAATCCCTGAGAAATGGACGGATTTAGGAGAAATGTCAGTATAATAATATATTATGCCGAAAAATCGAAAAACCCGTGCTAAAGAATTAAGACAAGAGCTAATTAAACTCGTAGGCAATGGTGTGTTTGATAAAGCACAGGAGTTAGTTCCAGAGGGGGGCACAGGGGGGTTGAAGAAATCAGGTTCAATCTCATTCGATAGTAAGGGGTTTTATATTAGATATTCAGCTCCATATGCTAAACAAGTGCATGATGGGGATGATGGTGAACTTCCAGAGTACATTCAAAGACCTAAAGACCACGACAGGAATTATTCGTCTACAATCAAAGAGGGTAAATATAAAGGGCAAACATCAAGACCTGTAAGTTACCCCAATGGTAGGAATTTTGGGAATAAACGAGTTGTACAGTGGGAGGGGGCACCTAGAGGTTGGTATACAACAGACTCCCCTAGAGAAGGAAACCCATGGCTAGATAAGGCGTGGGAATCTTATACAAGTTCCTTATCAAGAAGAGAACAAACAGTCCTAACTAAGTTAGGTATAAAATTAAAAAATAAGTTTCAGGATAGCTAGGAGGAGAGCAAAATGGTAGACGTAAGTAAAATAACCCCCGCACAAGAATATATAATAGCCCGACATTCTAAAATGGTCGGCAAAATTTTAGATTTAGTAGAAGCATCACTCCCAGAAGGGAATCAATGTGATAAACTTAAAAAACTTTTACAAGTTCCTTTATATGATTTTCGTAATGAAATGATTCAATTAGACACAAAGGGTCTTCCAGAAACAGAATAGTTAGTTTTATATTATAACACTAACTACTTTTAGTAGGATTTTCTGTTTTTCGTAGTATAATATACTAACGTTAAATATAACGTTATATTTTATGCTAAAGGGTCGGATGGCTAAGACCAACCTTTTATGTCAATGAAATAAAAACAACAGACATAGGAGGTAAATACTATGGCAGATATCTCAGATAGACTTGAGAAGCAAATGGAGGGAACTAACCTTGCTCTTGCTGCTGTAGCCGAAGTCCTACAAAAAATGGACATTAGATTGGCTAAGGAAGAGGAAGACGCAGAAGCTGAGGAAAACGAAAAAGAAATGGCGAAAGCCCAATCAGAACTCGTTAAATCAGTTGCCACTGAAGTTGTTGCAATGTTGAAAGCTGGTGAAGGTGACAGTTATGCTGGAACTGACGTTAGTGGAGGCGAAAGAAAGGCAAAACCAACAGGTGGAACCCCTCAAAATTCTGACGATTCAGAATCCGCTGCTGGCATTTCTTCTAAAATAGAAGACCAGCAAAACACAATCCAAGCTGCCGACATGGGTAGTGACGATGAAGATGAAGACATGGAAAAAGGTGCTCACGACGATGAGGACAAGGAAGAGAAGGGAATGTACAAAGAGGACGATGATGACGATGCATCTGACGAACCTGTAGAAGAGAAGGGAATGGACGATGATGAGGACGACGTGGAAAAAATGCAAAAGCAACTAGACTCTTTGAAGAAGCAACTTGCTGACACAGAAGCTAGTATTTCCAAAGCAGTCCAAACAGAATCTGAAAACAGACTAAGAAAAATGGGATTCAGGGAAGAGACTGGGTTACAAGCTCCAAAAACAGTTAACGGATTAGGCGTAGATGGTTCTGCACCTATTCAAAAATCTGTTGCTATGGACACACCAGCTCAACTAGCTGAACTTTCTTATTCTGAATTAAGAAGAATGCAACACCAAATAGAAACTGGAAACACTGATGGTGTTCCTAGAGAACTATTAGGTTAATTAAAACAAACTATAGGAGATTATAAACATGGCAAACCCAAGTTTAAGTGAATATCTTGCACAGTCTCAAAGAGGTCTGTATCAGTCTGTATTCGGTCCAGAATACCTTCAGAAACAATCTTACTTTACAGTAGACTCTGCTACAGGAATATTCAACACAACATATGGAAGAAAAGTTTGGCAAGCACTAAACAACCAAACTAGATTCTTCAATGCTATCCCAAGAGTAGTCTGGGGTAACACAGCTGGTTGGAGGGTAAGAACTGACAGAGGTTCTAGCCGTTCAAGACCAGTAACTGAAACTGGAAGTTTACCAACAGTTGACGTTTCCAACATTGCTACTGTATCTAGCTTGCCTAGAATAGTATCAACCACATTCGGTGCTTCAGTGAAATCAGTATTCACAGCACAACTAGAAGGTGGTGTTGGGGATGTTCTTGCGTTGGAAAACGAAAACGCTCAGTTAGACCACATCAAAGAAATGAACGAAGAGTTACTAGCAGGTTCAGCTTACTTGACTTCTGCTGGTGGAGCAACATCATTCACAGTTCCAGCAGCAATTGCTAAGAACTTTAAGATTGGTGATGCAGTAGGACAATATGATGTCTCTGCTACAGGACACGACAGAACTTCTGGTTCAGTTGTTTCCGCTGTAAACACATCTACTGGTGCGGTTACAGTTGCTTCAGGTACTACATTCGCTGATGGTGACGTAGCTTACATTTACAACAGAGCAGGTTTAACATCTATCGATGATATTATTTCA